CGGCATTGTTCTCACGGCAAGTCACGGTAAACTGGGGAACCAGGAAGCTCCTGTCTTGAGCGGTAAAGCTGGGAATTCTTCCCTTGCAATAGTTGAACGTGAACTTGATGTATCCTAACAAATCATCGTAGTTCTGGGAAGAACTTGCGAATTGTGCTACATACAGATCTGCCTTAAAGGCAGGTCTTACCCCACCAATTGCGGGAGCTGTGTATTTCTGCTCCGTTTCATCCCACTCGCCACCACCAATAATAGCCATTGCAGGACCATTTAACGTAGCGTCATTAAACGACAAATCCACACCAATTAGTTGAGGATCGTCCTCAACAACAGCTAACAGCCTGTCCCCACCACGTAATTCCTGCCTTTGACCCTCGGAAAACTGTGGCGAAACTCCAAATTGCTGTGGCGTGTCAATATAGGCAGTTACGGGGTTAGTTTCAGGTGGTAATCCTGTTTCAGGATCAAGTACGGTTACCACTAACAACCTGCACCCGTATATCACTTCAGCCATGCTCTTTTACCCCCTTATTTTCTTGACCTTACTAACGGTACTCTAAAGTCAAGCCTTCGTGTTAAAGCATTTAGTTCAGGGTCAATAAAGTCCTGTCCCTCATGCTCCCACTCCAACAAGTAGTGGTTACCACTATCAACTTGAACAATTCGGTCCGTCAGCAGTCCAGTAATCTCTTCTACGTAGTCGTCTAGTACTGTGAAATCTTCTTTTTCTACGTAAACCCAGACGTGCATTAACCTTGTACGGAATCTTGGTCCAGAGGGAACACGTGTAACTGGTCCGAACGTTATTACACCATAAGGCTTTTCCGTCCGATCTGTGGCTAGAAACGGTTGCCACCAATTCTTAATACTGCTTTCTTCGGTCAACACATCGTATAGGGCGAGCCTTAACTCCTTCATTGTCCTCGCACCACCCGTTCCACATCCCTGTAGTACTCGGCGATGTGTTGCGAAACAGTTGGTTGCAAAATCGCAAACCTTCCTTGGAAACCAAGTTCTAGGTATACACCGTAATGTACTTGGTGAGCAATTCGAGTACGTATTCGTGTCGGCTCCGATAGAACGTACCCGAATAGTCCCCGTCTAGCATTTCCCGTACGATCTGTCCATGGACGATTAGCCTTCGCGTATACCTGCATTGCCTTTGCGTAGTCACTGGAAACAGATTCGAGTTCTTTAACCATATCAGTTACATGAGTGTTCAAATTCCGTAGTACATTATTCAGTCCCGTCACTCTTACCAACATAGTCACCTGCCTGTACTACGCATTGTAGCCAACCAACTTGATTGAAGTGCTTCATCGGGTCAATCTCTACTACTGTGAACAGGGTTCCGTACTGAACGAACGTGTCGCCACGTTGAATATCCGTGTTCGGTGGGGCTATAAGCACCCAATACGTGTCTAACGATTCCCCACCCTCACCTACTTGATTATCATGCCTTCGAGCGGGGTAAAGTTCAACAAGTTGTGGGTCTAGTTCGACCGTTTCAGTCTTAAACCCACCACCTCTAACTTTAGTACGAGTGGTGCGGGTCAAAACAATTTCAGTTCCGTTTAGCTCCATCACCTGTTCCAGCATTTCTTGCTGAAGCTCGTACAAAGACATTCCTTCACCCCCGCTACCCAACGATTACCGAAGAACCACTACTGCCAATGCTTTTACGTACTTCTTTCTTCACTTCCTTCGCCAACTCCATGAGGGAACGAGTGTCAAAACTTACTGATCCGCCACCAACAGGTAGCGAACTTACTCTTGAACGAGTGACTGCCAACAACTCCAAACCCTTTGCGTAACACAAATCAGCTAAATACCCTCGTGTCTGTTCGTCCATGAGTTCATACTTATAAGGAACCACAGCTTTGTACACACAGAAACCTTTTGCTTTAGGCGTAGGTATCAGCCGCAACTGTTTGGTGTTGTGGTCATATTCCCACCCTGTTTCAGTTCGGTACAACCAGTGTTCAAACTTCTGTTCCACGAGAGTCATAAGCGAAGGGTTATGCCATACCGTGTCTAAATCCATTGTGCCGGGGCTGTAGTTTTCTACTGCACCCGTTTGTCCAACCATTGTGGCAACATTTACTGTTGAGAACCAACAATCGGCTATCCGAACAACATCTTCCTCCACAGTATACAAACTTTTCCCCGGAACCAAGGCTATGTCATAGTAGGCGTAGGCGGGTTTCAGACGAACTAATTCCCTTTCAGCTGATTCCACGAGCCCTTGCAGAGCTTCATCTGAAATCTCCGATGTCTTGGGGTTCCCCAGTCGTAACCTAAGCGAATTCAATAACCCATCCATTAGTTCACCGCCCCGCAAAAGTCTTAGTCAGCCGGAGAAAACCCAGGGTCCTTCGATACCATAGGTACTTCTTCAAGCACTCGATGATACCTCTTTGCCCAACTATCCTCCATAATAATGGTTCCATCAGGAACAACTTCACGCTTTACACCTTGTTCATCATAAACGATTTGCAAAACGTCCGTTTTATTCCGGTATCTTTTTCTTGCCATCTTCTTTTCCTCCTACATTTGTCTATTTTGATCTTCTATTCTTCTGAAGAGGGACCATGACGATCCCTCTTCAGATTCCTCTACTTACCTTACCCCTGCGTAATGGTTACGGTTGCGTAGTAATCAGTGATTACAGGTTTGCGTGCGAACCGGGTCATTACACCACGTCTAGGCGTAAAGTCGTTCGGGTCAAGCATAATTGGAGTCGTGTACAACGGGATGTACGGAGCATACACGTAGCCAGTTTCAAAGAACGTATTTCCTTTGTAACCAAGCAACATGGTATTCGGTTTCATACCGGGGTCTTTGTACACGGTGAAACGATTGCGTAAGACACCGAACCTTTCTACACCTTGACCAGCTCCACCTACCCATTCTTCATTCAACTCTTTGTAACCATCGAGCTTTTCAAGCAATGTGCAGGTATCGGGGTCAGCGACAATCCAATTAGCGTTTTGGAACCGCTTGCGGTAAATCAAGTTGTTCGCATCCAAAATTGCATGGAACAACGTTTGTTCGTATTCCCGCTGGGAACCAGTATAACCCGCAGGCATAGAGCTAGACCAGTTTACGTTACCAGCGGAAGCTACTCGTAGCAAGTGGTTGATGATCAAACGGTCAATCTCACGAATAATCTCATTACCCATGACAGTCAGCAATTCGTTTTCAGCGTTCAAACCGTGGTAAGCCATCAAGTCCTGTTGGGCTTCAAGCGTCCACTGGGCTTTGAGCTTCTTGGTTTCGGCTACAACGCTGTCGCTGGTTATGGACAATTTCATTTCAGGCACATTATCTTCACCTTCAGCCGGAGACAATTGGTAATCAATCGTAACAGTCGCTTCGGTTGCAGGAGCTGTGTTAAATGTAATTTCATCACCATCAATAGTATAGCCACCAACAAGGACTACGCCATCAATGTACACGATTTCCGAGTTTTCAACAGGCGTGTAGTCTAATGTATAAGGACCTACACTACCTGTTTCTCCGGACCTCTTAATAATTTCACCGCGAACCATCCCACCAGCATACTTCGGGTTGTGCTGCAAGTCAACACGGTCACCAGCACTAGAACCATGACGATTGGTGCCGTACAAGAAATCCAAATAGAAAATCAAAGCGGTGGGCTGAGTCATTGGTTGCACAGAAACAAGTTCTTGAGCAATTAGATTCGGATACACACGTCTAATAAGCGGAAACCCATACGTAGTAAACGTAGCCACATCTTGAGTAGTGGTAGTTTCAGTCAATGCCCAACGTTGTGCGTTGTCAAGCAAGTTTTCCAAAACAATACGATCCGTGTCTTTCAGCCCTTCAGTCAGGTGTGCCCACCGTGCTTGACGAGCGGTATCCTCAGCCAAGAACGAAGGAGCATCAATCCCGAGCTGCTTTCTTAAAGCTTGTAGTTCTTGTGTCACAATCCATTCCTCCTTTTTAGTTGCTTAGCCTTAGCTTAAACCAGCTAAGCGTCTTTGTTTGGCTTTAAGCTCGTCTAGTTCTGGGGCCTCTTCGCTCTCTTCTAGATACGCGCCATTGCCAGTAGGTACTTTAGTTCCTTCAAGCAGGGCCGTAATAAACTTTTCTTCCTTAGCAAAGGCTTTTTCCACTTCCTCTTCAGAAGCACACTCAAGCAACCGCTCCCGCAATTGCTTTTCAAAACGGTGTCCTTTGACGAGTTCATCAATCTTGGCTTGAGCCTTGGCACGATTGGCGGCTTCGGTCAACTGATTCTGCAGTTCCTCAAGCTTGGATTCGAGAAGCTTAATCTTTTCTTCTTTTTCCTCCACAACACTTTGTAGAACCTGCACCTTATCGTCTTCCGATTCTTCCAGCATGTTGGCGTTAAGCAAAGGCTTAACAGCTTTTAGAACTTCATTGATAACAGCGGTGTTCCGTGCGATTTCTTCAGACTCCATAACCTTCGCAGTGATAGCTTCTTCTTTTTCTTCCAGTGCAACAGCAAGCTTTGTTTCAAACTCTTTCTCCAATTCTTCCCGCACTTGTTTCTGTGTGGATTCAAGAACCTCCATACGGACAGATTCCTTAATCTCTTCAACAAGTTCGGGGTACTCCTTCATCAACTGCTCTACCGTCATGCTCTCTTCCCCCTCCTTAAAATCGTAGACTTTTCCATCAATATTAGACTCATTCAATACTGCATCAATACCGTGCAATCTAAAGTCGTCTTGTATAATAGCAACCTGTCGTCCCCCAACCTCAGCTATAACGCTAGTTCCTTGCCCTCTAGTGGACATCCCGACACCTACACCGGAAATCAACAAGGCATACAAATCTCGTCCACTCTTTGTCGGTAGTACGTCAGCTTCAAACCACATTAAGTCGCCATCCATCCACAACTTCGTGAACTTCATTGCGGCGTGCTTTAACCTACCGCCTCGTGGTGTTTCCGGATGGTCCAGTTCCCCCAGCAGTTTGCCTTCAGCAATAGCCTTCTGTGCTTCGTGTACTGCCTTGGCTAGCGTTTCTACAGGGTACAGACGGTTATTCTTATTAACAACTCCACCACGACTTGCAACTCCGCGTATCTGAAGCAACCTGTGCGGGTTCTTGTCCTGTTCCGATTCTTCTAGTATCTCGATGTCATGAAAATGCGGAGCACTGCACAAACTTGTTTCAAATACCTTTTCTGGTTCCGTTAAGGAACCGAAACGCTTTGCTTCTTGTGCTTTATCCATAACCCTCCCCCTTGTTTTTTCGTAACTGCTGGACATGGTATGCTTTGACCCGTGCACCTATTGCGTGCCAATACGTAAAATCCTTAGACAGTGGGTCCAACCACTTCGGCAGATACGCACACGTGTCGGTGAACTTCTCTAGAGCAGAGTACTGTCTAACAGCCTTTTCTACAACATCATCACTCTGCTCAGCGTGTCTGATTTCAAGCAAATATTCTGAAGCCTTAGACAAAACATTCCAATCTAGTAGTTCACCACTATTATATTCAGGAAAATCCGAATCTCGTTCTTTTTTCGACTTCCTTCGTCTCGCCAAGTACCACGCTAACCAAATCAACCCCAACTTCTCCGCATCCCTTGCCGAAGCTGGCCGAATGTCTAGTTCAATAACAGACGGTTGCTCGTACTCTATTTCTAGACTGCAGTGACAATTAGACAAGCACTGCGTGTACCCTGATCGTGGTGTGGCGGGAAGCGAATCCGGTCGATAAGGACCACCTAACGCTAAGTCTATACAATCTGGGCAATGGTCTGCAACACCCAGCCGCCAATGCACTAGTGTCGCTTCGTTCGGGTAGGCATCTACACGTCCTGCTTCAAACATTGCGTCCATCGCATCAATGTACATGTCCGCTCTCCACCAAAACTCTTCTGTTTCCTCTACCGACGTGAGGGCTTTGATGAAGCCTTCTAAATACCTGTACTCGAACGACCGTGCTCTAGCCAACCAATCCTCATCTTCTTTACTTAGGTCAAAGAACAACAGCCCAGCCGCTTCAGTTCCAAGACGATAAGCGGTTTCATAACCACTCTTAAACAGTCGCCTAGCCCTATGCCTAAACTGGTTCGCAGTGATCTGCTTTGTGGCTAGACTGGAAACCAACTGCCGAAATTCTCTTCTGTAACTCTCCTTCTTTTTCTCCCACTTAGCTTTAGCAATTCGGTAAGCCTGCTTATCCGCTCCGGGCTGAAGTGCGTGAGTGTACGCCGCAATAATGTTCTTAGCGTCCGAAGTCACTCTCCTACTGCCTATGTCCTTCGGACTTTCGCACAGGTTTACTTCATACCAAGTACTGTCTACTTTTATCCACATCAGGCTCGCCCCTTCAGTGCTTTCTGGCGAAGCTTACCTTCTTTTTCCCATTCCAAAATCTCTTCCAGCGAATCCAACTGGTGCTTGAGCTTGAACCGTAACAGACGTACATCACGCTCATTCAAATCTTCCAGAGTTAAAGCGGGGTCGGCTAAAGCCTTATCCAATTCTTTAGTCATTTCCCTCCTCCGTTGAGCATCAACAATAATCTCTTTCTTCAAGTTCTTTAGCTTCCAGTCCATAAACTTGTTATCAATCGAATCTGGGTCTTCGTAATCACCTATAATCTCATCAACTTCCTCACCAGTCATTCCCAGCAAATTCACGAGTACCCAGCGAGTACTAACACTTAAACCTCCATACATAGAAGCGATTTCTAACTTGATGCGTTCAATCTCCCACGTACGAAGTTCATCCACAATCGAAATGGCAGGTAGCGTGAGCGTGTACTCTACTTCTGTCGGGTCAATCCCTCTCGTAGTCAATACAAAGTCTACAAACTTTCGGAACTCGGTCAACAAAGCCATCTGAATCCTACGCACTGTTCGAGCAAACTGCACACCTTGTTCTGTCAGCGTAGCCTTAGCATTAACGTCTCGTTCAAAACCGAGGTACGCTTTCGGTACTTTAATTCCGGAGAACAACTTGTTGTGCAGGTACTCGATGTCGGTAATAACTCCCAGGTTACTGCTTCCTTCCAACACCTTTACATCTGCCGGACTACCGGGCTTTGTACCAATGAAGATGTCTTCTTCCATAGACAGCGGGTTATAACTTAAATCCATCTCGCCTGTCCGTGGGTCAATCGTCCTTCTCTTCTTCAACTCGTTCTTAACCATGCGTAGATATTCCATGGTCGGCTCGCCGGGTTCTAACCCTTCCACGTCAACCAGATGTGCGTATCGTTGTTGCGAACGTGTCAAACGAGCTAGTACAAGCGCATCTTCCATCATACTTAACTGCTTGTACGTTTTACGAACTGCGTGCAAAACAGAACCATCCACACCGTATGCTGTTGCCCTACTCCGTCCCAACTTAAAGTGGAGAACCTGCCATTCTTCAAACTGGGCAATCACTTTCTGCGTGTCGGGGTCAATCTGGACGTAAGGCTTTCCACCTGGTCGTCCATACTCGTCTAGGTTCACAAACATGCTCCGGTTCGACAAGTGCTTTAAGCGGTGTACTTCTAAATCGCTGTACACAACCACTTCTTCAAACTTCTCGCCATACTTAGCTAAATCACGGGCGATAGGCCAAATAATCTGGTCAAGCTTAACCCTGTTCTTAACCTCGTTAAAGATTTCTTTGACCAGTTCGTCTTCCGTAACAATTACAAGAACCTCATCCGAATCGGCATCGCCTTTCGTAGCGTTGTCGGCGTAGATGTCCAGTGCAGAACTGATTTCTGGACACTCCCTATCCATCCGGTCGTACTCTTTGTACTTCCCGTCTCTATTCTGGGCTATCTGAATCTGTTCGTGATACCAGTTGTACGCACTATTCCCAAACGGACTTATGTCCGTGGGTCTACTTCTTCTTCGCGCTTCATCTGCAGACGTTTCTCCTTGAGGCAGAGACCGTTTCGCCAAAGCGTTGTACACAGCGGTCACACGGTCAATGACTTGTTCTTGGAACCAGCTTTTTCCCTCCAAACCCTTACCTCCTTTACCACATAATCGGAACGAACATTTCTTTTTCTATTTCTTCTTCCACAGTCAGCCGCCTGTCCAGTACACCACGCATCGGTGGCGGTAGCGGAACGAAATCTTTTTCGTTCACACAATGGTAACAAACAGCCGCAATCGCATCAGACACGTCCTTGCTTCCTTGGGGCGGGTGATCAACCTTCCCTGTCCGTTCATTTCGTTCAAGCCGTACTATTTCGTTATATGCAATTTCGTACGGGTACATAATCAGTCGGTCTTCGTACAACGCATCCTTCAGCGCACCATACACCTCGGGGTTCGTATCTGCCGACAACTGTTCTGTGGCAATACCAGAGTTTCGCAAAATCTGCATCGAGTCTGCGGACTGGAACTGGTCAAACGTTACTTTCTTAATACGGTAACCGTAGGACCTCAGTTCGTAAATCAAATTCCTAACACCAGCTAATTCTATTTCGCCACCTTCTGGCGCACGTATCTGGAGCATGAAGTCTATCATAATCACAGGCACTTTAATCCTAAACTCGTTGCCTTCCTCATTTCTTCGCACTACTACCGTGTAATCGTAGACAAAACCCATGGCTATACCAGCGGCGTCATTCGTCAACGCCAAGTCGCAATGAATGAACCGTGGGCTGTGGCGCAAGTGCTTATACGCGTCGGATACCCGTTTCCATTCCTCCGTGCCCTTGTCCAACTGGTCCAGCAGACGTGCGTACTTGGGCAGGAGCAATTTCTTCGGTTCAAATACAGCACCGTCTTTCAGGTTCGTGTACTCAGACGAGTACGGATGAACCAAATCGTATTTCTCGCCCCTGTCCATGGCTTCCCGAACCTTCCACCTGTACGTAATGAACGGTGTGATCGTAAGCGTAGGTCTACCAGCCAGGTCTCGAATAGCTCGGTCGATGTCCCGCTCGAAGTCCCTCTTATACTCTATCGGAACTTCCAAATACTCGCACCCTTCTTCAGCACTGACTCGTTCTGCTGTTTCTTTGTCCTCGTGCATTTTCGGCCGTTGCGTAAGGTTTCCTAACGTGACGAAGAACATCTTACCTGAAAACCTCTGCCTACGAACTTCAGGCGAATACGTATCCCACTGGGCGTAACGCCTAACAAATATCTGCGGGTCGTCTTGCGCTTCCTTAATCCTACGCTCCGTGTAATCGTCCGGATACTTACTTGACGATACTTGTATCAAAATCCCGGGCAACGAGCCTTGTCGAATAAACCTTGACTTCATCCTCCGTAACAAAGCTTCTTGCAATGTCTGTGCTTGGTCGTATTTCTCACCACCTGTAACCGCAGACTTCTCCGAGTATGCCATGAAGTTCACTTCGTCCATGACACCACCGAAAACGTTGTAACCGATTATCCCACTTTCACCTGCGGCGGCTGGGAATATCCAAATGTTATTCGGAAACCTCAATTCCTCCGCCTTATCTGCTACAATCGGAAACTGCTCCCGAAAGTACGGGCTGTTCAATACTGTCGACTTGATGCCTTGGAACACTACTTTCTTAGCGTTGGTCTTATTCACTGAGACGTTGATGAAAGCTATGACTGACCCTGGGCGTAATCCATACACCTTTTGCGGATTGCGGAAACAGGAGACTTCGTAAATCATTCGACAAATCGCTATTTCAGCGAATGTACTGTTGTGCGTTGGAATAAACGTTCTACCAAACAGGAACAAGCGCGAGGGCGAATCCACTTCTATACACCTAACGGGCACACTCTCTACAGGGACAATATCTACTACGTAACGCCTCTTATTCCGAGAACCTTGTTTCCCAGGCGTTCGCTGCCTGTTTAATTTTCTGCTCAGACAAAACACAGGAACATCTGGCGTGAACCTAACTCTATACTTCTTACCACAATACTTACCTCCTATCTTTGCCTTGCCGCTACTAAACACAGGCTTGTGCCCTAGACTGGCAATCAACTCATAGACTCCTTCTGCCAGAACTTTATTCGTACTCGTGAACTCTGCCCTGCCTCCAATTTCTATACTGCCATCGGTATCCATCAAACCACATAACAGTTCAGTTCTTTGTTCAATACTACCACGCAAATACTCAATCGGAATATGCTTATTCCCTAAAACGCCTAATCCACGCAACTGTGCTTTCAAACCTAATATGCTAAACCGACCTGGCGTTGCTTTGTGCTCTTTAACGGTGTAACCGCATGCCCTAATCTTTTCTACAATCTCTAAATCATGGCACGTTATCACACCCTCATCTGCCGTTCCATCACCAAGCCAAGCACCCAACACATACGGGGGCACAACTAAATCCTTCTCTGGCAAATCAATCGGCTTGGACAATTCTATTGCCCAGTTCCTCATCCTTCCGTGCCATAAAGACTTAGCCATTTCCTCGGTAGTAACTACCCGCTGTACTGGGTCTACACCTCGCTTTGAAGCCCTAGCCCTGTCTATCCAAGCCGATACTAACCATTTATGTTCGGCATCGGCGATAACAGACTCACCGTCGGAAAACAGTACCTTGTAACAAGGACGACCATACTGTACTTCTGTAGCGTTAATAACTTTACAGGGCTTGCCCGTATCGCTTAGCACGTAATCGCCTACAGACACGTCTTTCATCGTAGTCCAGCCTGTCGGTGTCGGGATTCGTGTATCTAAACCCAAGGCTTTCCCCCAGCCTATCCCTCCCGTCAGTACCGCTTCGATGTAATCTCCTTCAAACAGTTCTTCCAAGTCGTCTAACAAAACGGGGTAAACCTGACCAGCTAAACCGAGGTAGCGGGGGCTTTCAACAAACTCCCGCACCCCAACTGGCTTGTGCTGGTACGTGTACCCCATCAAATCCATCAACGTATCTAATTCATTTCCTTCCGACTGTTTCAGCAGGGCTTGGAGCAAAGCCACATCGTCTGGCGTTAGCGTTTTCGTTAGCTCATCCAGTACAGAAACAATCTGTCTATTCTCGTAGATGCTCACATCTTACCACCCCCCAACTATATCCCAATGATTTTCACTATATCCAAACACGTCTTGCCCTCACGCTCAGCTACGATAGCGATCAAGTCGTTACGACTATACCTAGCGTCGTGAATACCCTTGTGGCACTCGTAACACAATCTGACAAGGTTCTCCCTTACGTCTCCACCGCCTTGGCTCTTGTACCGTATGTGGTGCATTCCTCCATGACCCGGCTTGCCACAACGCTCACAGTACGGTATCTCCTCCCGCATAGCTTTCAAGAGTGCTCGATTCCTGATCCGTTTCTCCTTCGACATCCGCTTCTCCTTCTTCGGCACGGCTACAACAGTGGATCACTTCCTTTCACCTGCTAATCCGAGTTCCACGATACGGAACAGTTACGCAGTCCAGCCCGAATTACATCGTGGTAATCATGACAAGTCCTGAAGCGGGAGAACCACACGAAGTACGTAACGACCACAACAAGACACGGTGTCCAATGTTTCATCATCCAGTATCCGGTGCTTGTTCGTTACTGTGTCGTGCACAACTACAAACGGGTCTACCGTCTTGTCCAAATCCAACCCCCAACGCTCTCGAACCTGCTCGAATAACTCTTCTTTCGTCATTCCTGGCTTTACTTCTACGTCCATACGACCACCAATTGCTACAACTGCGTCTAACCTTTTCGTCATACTTTTCTACTCCCCTCTCACGTTGCTTCCTGCGTGCTGGGTCCTATACAACATCTGCCGAACCCAACGTACTACTATTATACATGGCGTTCTTCACAAACAGACTTCCCCCACCGCGCATCATCTATCTTAATCCTACCATCGAAGAACACTAAGCAAAAGTTCGCAAACACCATTCGCATCAAGCGGGACTTAAACTGAACAGACTGGCATGACTTGCAATACCAGATCCGAAACAGCCTGGTCCAGATGAACCCTTCGTACAAGTCTGGACGTGCACAACACTTTACCACGTTCTTCACCCAAAACTGCTCCTTTTCGTATGCTTATACATCGTTTCTGACTAAACTTGCTTTACCCTACCGTCAAAACACCTGACCCTGTGCATATCTATTCATTCTTGTCCTCTTTCTCAGCCATCTGCTTCAGGTGCGACTGTAACAAATCGACCAGCTTCCCTGCGGCTAATCCTAGTCTGTGGCGGGTATCTTCATCCACGATGTCGCCTGTAACATGCATCCCACCGCTAATCTCCAGCCTGTCGGGTCGCTTGTCGATGAGGCCCAGTTCCATCTTCTTATCCAGCATTCTGGTCAACAAATCGGCGGCAAGCTGTATCTCTCGAGCCGTTCCAGAGAACAACTTGTTGATCTTCTCCTCCGTCTCCGCGTCGATACTTATCCGCTTTAACTGGAACAGGTACAAATGCTCCAGTTCTTCGATCTCGTTGACCCCACGCTTGAGCTTTTCAATCGCCTTCTTCAAGTACAGCGGCGGGGCTGTGACTATCTGACCTGGCGGTAGACTGGCTTTGTACCTATACAACTGCCTTACAAGCGTTTCCCGCTTCACGTCTGGCAACTGCATCAAGTCTTCCTGCAACCAACGAGCTATCTCCTCGACAGACACACCCGCCTTGACTTTCTTGTCCATCTCATCGAAACAATACAGACTCCGTAACCTCTTAAACGCCCCTGTACCGGGCTTTTCCCGAACTTCGGCCATGATCTTGCGTCACCTACTTCCTGTTCTGGTACTGTATAACTAGTTCTTCCTCAATTCTTTCCCCGTCTTTTCCCCATACTATGGAAGCAATTCTTTCCCCCAACCCTTTCTTATCCGTGGTTCCTACTCTTATTCTATGCACTTTCTTACAAATGACAAACTCTTACTTTATTGTCATACTAATCTCCCGCCTTCCGCTTCCGCCTTCCACCTTCCGCTCCCGCTCTCCCGCCTCC